GCTCGAAAAAAGACGCAGGTCGTGCGTATGACCCCCCTCCCCATTTAAAAGAAAGGAGCTGAGCAGATATGGCAGAAGTTGATCTAACCAAGAAAAAACAAAGGGAAATCAAAAAAGAGATAAAGCGACTTGAAGAAGTTTACAAAGATATTGATGTCAAGCGAAAAGACCTGCTTCCGGGACTAATTGAAAATGCCGCTTTCACTCGAATAACACTGAAATATCTAGCTGAAGATTTGAAAGAAAATGGTACAACGGAAATGTTCAGCCAATCCGAAAATCAGACTCCTTATTCTCGCCGAAGACCGGAAGCGGATTTGTACAATACAATGACTGGTAACTACTTAAAATTCATTAAGCAGTTGGATGATATGTTGCCGAAAGCCGTTGAAAAACCAACAGAAAAAATTGACTTTTTAGACAATTTCGTAAATTCTCGTGATGAAATATGAGTCAAAAATTTAAAAAATACCCTCTAAATTATAACCCAATTTTAGAATACTGGGCCAAAATTGAGAGCGGAGAAGAAGTCGTATCAGAGAAAGTCAGAACAGTATATAAGAAACTCGCTTGGGACGTTGAACACCCTGGCGAGTATTTTTATAGCAACAAAAGAGCCAATCATATTTTAGAATTTGCTGAAAATTTTTGCAGAAATTCAAAAGGTAAATTTGGTGGCCAATTAGTCAAACTTGAGTTATGGGAAAAGGCGTGGTTAGCTGCTACATTTGGCTTTGTAGGTATCGATGGTCTTAGAAAATATAATCTATCTGTTTTAATCGTTGCGAAGAAAAATGGTAAATCTCTACTAGCCTCAGTTGTTGGTTTGTATATGTTAATCGCAGATGGCGAACCAGGTCCGGAAGTGTACGCAGTAGCGACGAAGAAGGACCAAGCAAAGATTATATGGCAGGAAGCAAAGAGAATGGTCCGCAAGTCTGAATTCCTGCTTGAAAAAATTAAAACTTTACATAACGAATTATCATCAGAAGAATATAATTGTGGAATTTTCAAGCCTTTGGCATCAGATAGCGATACCTTAGATGGCTTGAATGTACATTGTTGTTTAATGGACGAACTCCACCAGTGGAAGAACGGCAGAGCCTTATTTGATATCATGTCAGACGGTACGGCAGGCAGAGAACAACCTCTTGTATTAATCACTACTACCGCCGGAACTATCAGAAATGACATATATGACGATATATATGACGATGCAAAAAACGCTATTAATGGCTTGTTTGATGATAATGGTTTCAAAGACGAACATAGTTTGTATGTTATTTACGAGCTAGACAAGCGTGAGGAATGGACCGATCCAAATTGCTGGAAGAAAGCAAACCCAGGTTTAGGAACTATCAAAAAATTATCTACATTAAGAGATAAAGTTGATAAAGCAAAGAGCAAGACTGAACTTGTTAAAAACCTTTTGTGCAAGGAATTCAACATTCCTGAAACTTCTGCACAAAGTTGGTTGACTTTTGAGGAATTAAACAATGAGAAAACATTTGATGTTAAAGAACTAAAGCCGAGGTATGGCATCGGCGGTGCTGACTTATCAAGCACTACTGACCTTACAGCAGCGAAGGTGTTGTTTTGTGTTCCGGATGATGAACATATTTATTGCTTATCCATGTACTGGATCCCTGCCGATTTGCTCGACAAGAAAGTAAAGGAAGATAGAATTCCTTACGATATATGGGTTGATAAAGGCTATATGAGGCTTTCCCCCGGCAATAAAATTAATGCAAAGTGTGTAACTGAGTGGTTTAAGGAAGTCCAAAATGAACTTGATATTTATATATATAAAGTCGGCTATGACTCTTGGTCCGCGGTGTACTGGGTTGATGAAATGAAAAACACCTTTGGCGATGTTATGGTTCCGGTCATCCAAGGCAAGAAAACATTGTCAAACCCTATGAAAAACCTAAAAGCCGACTTGCAGAAAAAACTCATAGTTTATAATAACAATCCTATTGACAAATGGTGCCTATCTAACACCGCCATCGACGAAGATATAAATGGCAATATTCAGCCGGCAAAAACTTCAAAGGCTACAAGAAGAATTGACGGTACAGCAGCATTACTAGATGCCTATACTGTTTTTTGCAATAATCGTGATGAATATATGACCTTAATATAGCGAGGTGAAACAGATGTTTGTTTTTAATTTTGAAGAGAAAAGTGATATGGAACTTTTAGAGTTTAAAAATAAAATTTTGAAGCTTTGCAATGTAAATAAAATCGAAAATATTAGCGATGTACTGATGAATGCAGTAATGACACACAATACTGCATTTTTTGATAAATTCAACGGAATTATTGACGATAGCAAAGATTGGCTACAAGCACTATGGCAATACTATCAAGCAGACAGAATCGAAAAGAAACAAGATTACACACCAAAAACACTTTGCAAATTAGTTTCAGCGTTAGCTGGGAAATGTGAAACTCTGTATGATTGTTGTGGTGGTAGTGGTGCTTTATCTCTGCAAGTTTTGAAAGATAATGAAAGTCTGCGGAATGTGTACATAGAAGAGTTAGATTCAAAAGTAATACCATTTTTGTTATTTAATCTTTGTCTTAAAAACGCAAAAGGGAAAGTCATAAATGGTAATGTTTTGAACGGCGAAATAAAAGCCATTTACAACTTAACAAGCAATGATAAATATAGTGTTGTTTCAATTTCAAAAAATGCTACTAAAATTTCGGCAGAAGTTGGAATTAGTAACCCGCCGTATAACATTAAATGGGAGCCACCAACACCGCTTGAAAATGATACTAGATTTCCAATAACACCTCCGGCATCAAATGCAAACTACGCGTTTATTTTTGATGTGTTCAGCAAAACGGATAAATCAATCTTCATTCTTCCCAACTCAGTTTTAGAAAGTAAAATTGAGTTGGAGTGCAGAAAATGGCTCATTGACAATGATTATATTGAAACTGTGATTGTAAACCCTGACAAGATGTTTGAAGTTACAGGCATATCAACTTGCATTTTAATTCTTAACAAAAACAAGAAAAACAAAGGAAAAGTAAATTTAATTTATAGTTTTGAAAACTGCGTTATTGAAGAACGAAAACAAAACGGACAGTATGGTAGCAAAGCTCACACAAACAGAACATACAAGAAGAAATACAATGTTTATAGTGATGAAAATATCAAAAAAATATTAAATGCAATCGAAAATCAAGAAGAAATTAAAGAATTTTCAGTTGTGAAAACAAATGAAGAAATTGCAAATAAGAAATATCGACTATCACCTTCGATTTATTTTGATGTTAGCATTGATGACTTTGCAGACGCTCACAGAGATTTTCAAGAAATCGCTGATAATATCAATTACATTCAAAAAATGAAAAACGCTTGTAAATTAACAATCAATGAAACACTAGCAAAGTCGATAGGCTTTGACGTTAAACTGTACAAAGACGCTAAGCAGCAGTCGAAAGAAATGAAAGAACAGTTGAAAATCGTAGATGTTGATTTAACGATTGAAGACTACATTCAATTTACTAAAAATAAAAATGAGTTTGTATTCAAGTGCAATGACAAAGAATTCTTGCCGGATATATTTATGCAGTTTTTAGCAATTTGGAAAAATCAAATAGCTTTGCTGAACACTATGCAAAATCAATATTTAGCAGAACTAAGAGATGCACTCCTTCCTGAATTGATGTCAGGAAAAATTGAATTATAACATTTTCAAATTTGAAAGGTGGTGAGAAATTGAAGATAACTGATAGATTTAAGAATTTTTTTACCGGCAAGGTAAGAAAAATAAGTAGAGTTGATGTAATCAAGGATAACAATGTGTTTTCAACTTGGGGATTCAGTCCCTATGAAAACGATATTGTTCGGTCTTGCATTAACGCTAAAGCAAAGAGAATAGCAAAGCTTACCATTAATCACATAAGAAGTTCAACAGACGATAACGGTAACAAGGTATTGCAGATTAATCCTGAGCCGTATATGAGGTTTCTTCTTGAAGAGCCGAACCGGTATATGTGCATCACGGACTTTCTCAAGAAGTGTTCGGCCATTATGGACCTTACGCAAAACTTACATATATTAATCTTGCGTGATGAGAACGGTATGCCGTCGGAGCTCTTCCCCATTTCTTGTTTATCCGCTACAGCAGATACGGACAAGCAAGGAAATTTGTATTATACGTTCAATTTTCCTCGTGGGAAAAGATTATCGGTATCTGATAGTGATATTATTCATATTCGCGGAGACTTTGCTTTTGACGATATTTTCGGTACTAGTAGAGCTAAGTCACTTTCCCCGTTGATGGAAGTTGTAGAAACTACAGATAGAGGCATTATCAACGCTATCAAAAATAGTTCGGTAATTCGTTGGCTATTGAAGTACACAACATCAATGCGTGATGAGGATTTGAAAACTAACGCACAGCAGTTTGCTGATAACTATCTGAATATTTCTAGTGATTCTGTGGGCGTGGCTGCGGTGGACGCTAAAGCAGACGCAACGCAGATTAATGCTCAAGACTATGTACCGAACGCGACACAGATGGAGAAGACAAGAACAAGAATTTTATCCCTTTTCGGTATGTCGGAAAAGATTTTGCAGTCAACTGCAAATGAGGATGAAGAAAATGCTTACTATGAAGCAGAGATAGAGCCTTTTATCAAAGCGCTTCAAGAAGAAATGACACGAAAATTATTTACAAGGCGTCAAAGAGGTTCAGGGAATAAAATTTCCGTCGGCTCGTTTAATTTACAAGGTGCATCACTGTCAAGCAAACTACAATTTATGAATTTGGTAGATAGAGGTGCTTTAACTGTTAATGAATGGCGAGAAACTCTTGGACTTGGTCCGGTACCGGGTGGCGATAATCCTATTCGTCGACTTGATACGGCAACAGTAGTTGACCCTGAACCGGCTCCAAGCGGTGACGACGAAGGAGGTGATGAATAATGACAGAGATTAATATTAAAGGTCCGATTATTAATAATTCGGAAGAATGGATTTATAACTTCTTTGGCGAAGATTGTACAAGTGCAAGTCGTATAGCTAGTGAACTAAAGAACGCTAACGGTGATGATGTTACAGTTAATATCAATTCCGGTGGTGGTGATATGTTCACCGCAAGCGAAATTTTTCAACTGCTCAATGACTACGAAGGTAATGTTACTATCAAAATCGTAGGTATTGCAGCAAGTGCTGCAAGTGTTATCGCTTGCGCCGGTTATAGTGAAATCGCACCAACTGCGTTAATGATGATTCACAATGTTTCAAGTGGTCTTTATGGCGACAACCGGGACCATCAGCACGAAGCTGAGGTTCTTAAAAAATGTAATAAATCAATTTCTAACGCTTACAGGCTCAAAACCGGTATGGTAGAAAGTGAACTACTAGCATTAATGAATAAAGAAACTTGGCTTACAGCAGAAGAGGCGGTTGAAAAGGGCTTTTGCGACAAAATCATTGAAAATAAGCAAAATAGCAACAACGCTAGCTTATCTTTTGTTGCCTCAGTCGGTGGAATGATTGCACCAGATAAGATTGCAAAAATGCAGAAGAAAAAGAAAGAAAATCAACTAAAAATTGAACTGCTAAATCTAAAGCAGAGAAAGGAATTTAAAAATGACATTTAAAAACAAAAAAGACTATCTCGAACAGAGAACAAATCTAATCAATGAAGCCAATAAGGCGAACGAAAACGGCGAACTAGACAAGGCTAGTGAACTTGTTGCAAGAATTGAAAATCTTGACAATGAATTTGAAAAGTTTGCACAGGTTCAGGCGAATTTGAAGGTGCTAGACAACAAACAGACACCTGCACCGTTACCACTCGCAGGTAATGCAGGTGAAAACGAAGAACCTACTAACATTTTCGCTAGTGTAGAATACCGAAAAGCATTTATGAATTTTGTTCAGCATGGTACAGAAATTCCGGCTAAATTCAGAAATGACGTAACAACTTCTAGTACTGCCGGTTCTATCGTTCCAACAACTTTGTATGAACAGATTATTACAAAGCTAGAAAATTACGGCACTTTCTACGCTAAGGTATTTAGAACTAATTATGAATCAGCTATTGCTTTCCCAACACTAGCAGTTAAGCCGGTAGCAAGTTGGGTTGATGAAGACAAGGGTGCTACTCAGCAGAAGGTTGAAACAAGCAAGATTACATTTATGGCACACAAGCTAAACTGCAAGGTTTCATTCTCTCTATTTATGCAGGTAACAAGCCTTGAAATTTTCGAAAGTCAGTTTACTGATTTAATGGCTCAGGCAATGGTTAAGATGATTGATAAGGCTATTATCAACGGTACCGGCACCGGATGTCCTAAAGGCATCCTAACAGAAACAACTAATAAGGTTGTTAATGTGACTAAAGCAGGTAAACTAGATTATAAGACTCTAATCAGTGCTGAAACACTTGTTGAAGATGTGTATAGTGAAACTGCCGAATATGTTATGACAAGAGCAACTTTCTTCCAGTTCTTAGGTATGACAGACTCAAACGGTCAGCCTATCGCAAGAGTTAATCTTGGTCTAGATGGCAAGCCTCAGTTCCAGCTACTGGGCAGAAATGTTAATACTATCAGTGAAGACGCTATCAAGAGTTATACAGATAGTCCAGCTAGTGATATTACATTCGCTGCTATTTTTGATTTTAAAGACTATGTATTCAATGAAGCTCTAAGTCTTACAGCTAATATCTACATTGACAACGATACTCACAACAAAGTGCTAGATATGGTTATGCTTGCAGATGGCAAGGCAGTCAGAACTGATAGCCTTGTTAAGCTAGTAAAGAAATCTTCATAATTTGCGAACAAAGGAGGTTAAATAATGGCCTCACAAGACATTATTAAAGCGGTCAAATTATCTTTGCGACTTACAGCAGATGTATTTGATAACGAAATATCTATGTTAATTGACTCTTGCACTTTGGATTTACAAGGTGCAGGAGTATCAATATCTTCAACTAATTCTGCGTTAATCACTCAAGCTATTATTTTTTATTGTAAAGGAAATTTCGGAGATGGCGACGAAAGATTTATTCGACAGTATGAAAAATTAAGGGACGCGATTGCGAATCGTAAAGGGATTGATAGCAATGTTTGATTCTGTAGCAACTTTAATAAGTGAAAGAATTGACTTTGACGAACTAGGTAACGAAAAAATCGTTACAGCAGAAAAGCAAATTTTTTGTTGCAAAAAATCTGTTACGCAAAACGAATTTTTTAAAGCGAGCGAAGCAGGTTTAAAGCCTCAGCTGATGATTTTAATTTTTGCAGTCGACTACAATGGAGAAAATAAAGTCAAAATTGACGATAAAGTTTACTACATTTATCGAACTTATCAAAAAACTAAAGATAAATTAGAGCTTTATCTATCAACTAAACTTGCTGACGGTGTACAAAATGAATATTGATGTTAGTAGTTTTGCTGATGAAATCGCAAAGCAAATGAACACTTACACTGAAGAAGTTACTGAAGAACTTGAACAAGTTATTCAAGAAGACGCGAAAATTCTGCGTGACGAACTTAAAAGCACTTCACCGGTCAAAACCGGTGATTATAAAAAGGGTTGGCGGGTTAAGAAAGTAAAACAAAATGGTCATTATACCGCTATCGTGCACAACGCTACAAACTATCAGTTAACCCACTTACTTGAGAAAGGTCACGCAAAAAAAGGCGGAGTCGGCAGAGTTAAAGCCTATCCCCACATTGGTAGTGCGGAAGAAAAAATCGTACCTAAATTTATTAATGACGTTGAAGAAATTTTGAAAGGCTGATGAAAATGAGTAAAACGAAACTTAAAGAAGTTATCAAAGAATTAAAAAATAATAAAATAGCGTGTGCTCATTTGTCATTTAGTGCAAAGCAAAATCTACCTTATGCGATTTGGAGCACTGACGAGGTTGAGTGTACTTGTGCAGATGGCTCAATCGCATACAAGGAAGAAACTATCTCCTTAGAAGTTTATTTTGATAAAAATGATACAGGAACAACAAAGAAAGTTGAAGAAATATTAAATGCCACTTGTGGAACTTATGATACAAGTGGCGAAATATATATACAAGACGAAGGCATTTGCGAAGTAATTTACTACTTTGCAAGTGCCTGATTTTTTATTATACAAGGAGGAAAACAAATTGAAAAAGACGATTGTAAAAAATGGTTATGCTCTACTTAGCACAACTTGGACAGAAGGCAAAGCGAAGGACACATACGAAAAAATCACATGGTTAGACTCAGCGGAAGCCGGATGTAGCTCATTTGAGGCGGATCCTCAGGGCGACACATCAGAAGTTTTTGCTGATGGCCAGTGTGTTTACTCTCAGGAAGAAAATGGCGGCTACTCAATTAAGACTACCATTATTGACGCTATCGACAAGGTTAAAGAAGTTTGGCTTGGTGACAAGAAACACACTAAAGGTACAGCAGAATACGCAGGTTCTACGAAGCCTTATTTTGCCTATTTGATTATGGAAGAAACAACAGACGGCAAAGGCAAGACTACAGTTTACTACAACTGTCAGGCATCACGACCTAAGTTAAGTGGCTCAACAAGTGAAAACGGCAAGTTTGATTTTAAGCAAACAGAATTTGAGCTTGCTGCTAGAAAGAGAATGTCTGACAACCTTGTTAAAGCAGAATTCGACGGCATGGAACTACTGGATCAGGTACCACTACCTACTGAGGAGGCTACCGCATAATGGAAAAAACAATCACCATTGACGGCAAGAAAGTAAGATTTAGAAACAGCGGAGCAGTAATGCTACGATATAAAATGCAGTTCGGCAAGGAATTCCTTGCTGAACTTGCACAGATGGAAGAAGCGGTACAGACTAGAAAGGTTAAAGGCAAAGATACTGTAGTTAGTTACGATATCGAAAAATTTAATCTAGAAGTAATGTACAACATTCTTTGGACTTTAGCGAAGAACGCCGATAACTCCATCCCAGAACCACTTGAATGGCTTGACTCATTTGAAGAGTTTCCGATTTTTGATATTTTCTCACAGATTGAAGAAATCTTATCTAACGACTTGAAAATCGATAGAAAAAACGCGTAAACGGTGTTGGGTCAAGTTCTGACGGTGACACAATGACAACAGAAGAACTGTTAGCGTGTTTAACCATCAGAGGACTTAACACCGTTGATATGGACAACCTCACCATTGGAATGTGCTTAAACTTTATCCGGTCCTATGACCGATTTGATACGGTCCGTAAAGGCGGAAAATGGGAAGACCCTGAAACTGCTTATAAAATTGCAAAGAAAGCACTGCCGATTGTGGAGCGAAGATACAAAGAAGGCATTATTTCGGAAGAAGAATATCAAAGTTATGTAGCTGAAATTGAAGAATATGAAAGGGGCTGAGTGTATTGGCGTCATCGATAAAAGGGATTACAGTCAAACTTGGAGCTGATACAACGGCTCTATCTACAGCGTTAAAAGATGTTGACAAAGAGTCAAGAAGTTTACAAACTGAGTTAAAAACAGTTGAAAGATTATTAAAACTTGACCCAACGAACACTATTTTATTGGGTCAAAAAGAAGAACTGCTTGCAAAGCAAGTTAATAGTGCTAAAGATAAACTTAAGCTACTTTCTGACGTGCAAGAACAGATAAAAGATAAATTTTCTCAAGGCGAAATTGACGAGGGACAGTATCGAGCATTTGAACGTGAAGTTGCAAAAACTCAAGGTGAATTAAAGAAATTTAGTTCAGCAGTAGAAGAAGCTGGCACTAAGTCTAGTAATGCTGATGAAGAAATTAAAGGTGCAAGCACAGACTTACAAAAAACCGGAGCAGAAGCAAAAAATGCAAAATTAAATCTTCAAAATGTTGGAAGCGAATTTGATAGTGCAGGAAAAAAAGCAAACAAAACCGGCAACGAAATTAAAAAAGTAGGCGAAAAGTCTAAGACAAGCAAAACTTCTGTTAAAGATGTCGGCGACGCTGTCGAAAATGCTGGTAAAAAAGCCAAAGACGCTAAAAGTGGCTTTACAATCTTTAAAGGTGTAGTTGCAAACTTAGTTTCAAGTGGGATTTCTTCAGCAGTGTCAGGGCTAAAAAGTCTTGGAACTGAAACAATCAATACTGGCAAAAGTTTTGAAGCTCAAATGTCAAAGGTTGCTAGTATTGCAAATACTGACAAAGCAGGACTTGACAAGCTGACAGAATCAGCTAAAGAAATGGGTGCAAAAACGGTCTTTACAGCTGAAGAATCAGGGCAAGCACTTGAATACATGGCAATGGCTGGGTGGAATGTAGAACAATCTACATCAGCTCTAGGTGGTGTATTGAACTTAGCAGCTGCAAGCGGTGAAGACTTAGGAACTACTTCTGACATTGTTACAGACGCAATGACAGCTTTTGGGCTCAAAGCTAACGATGCAAACCATTTTGCCGACGTGCTAGCAAAAACTGCAACATCAGCGAATACTGATGTTGGTAAAATGGGCGAAACATTTAAGTATGTAGCCAGTTTGTCCGGCTCACTTGGATATAGTGTTGAAGATGTTGGCGAACAAATTGGATTAATGGCTAACAATGGTATCAAATCAACTCAGGCAGGTACATCTCTAAGAGCTATTATGACAAGACTATCAACCGATGCCGGCGCTTCATCTACAAGCCTTGGCGCTTTAGGCACATTAACAGAAAAACTTGGTGTACAGTTTTACGATTCCAATGGCAAAGCTAGAGCACTGTCTGATGTTATTAATGAGTCAAGGCAAGCATGGCGAGGATTAACCGCAGAGGAACAAACCAACTATGCGAAGAAGATTGCAGGCACTGAGGCTATTTCGGGCTGGATGGCATTAATGAACAGTAGCGAAACAGATGTTAACAATCTTTCATCTGCGTTAAAAAACTGTAACGGTACAGCTGAAGAAATGGCTAGTGGAATGATTGATAACTTGGATGGCGATATGAAAATTCTGTCATCTACTTTCCAAGATTTTCAAATTTCAATTTTTGAAAACGCTGAAAGCCCGCTCAGAGATATGGTTCAGACCGTTTCGGGCGATGTGATTCCAGCTTTAAAGGGTATGGTAACAGGTGTTAAAGGTTCCGACAAGGAATTTGGCAACGCGATAGGAAAATTAGTCAATACTATTTTAAATAACTTAATACAAGCATTGCCTCAGGTTGTTAATATAGGCATGTCACTAATTACTACTCTAGCAAACGGAATATTACAAGCAATTCCGAAGTTAACTGTAACAGTAGTTAAAATTGTTTCTCAGTTGATGGCTTCATTAACTCAACAAATTCCAAGATTGGCTCAACAACTACCAAGAATTGTTACAACAATAATTAATGTTTTGGTTAAAGCAGTGCCAAGAATTTTGGCAGCTGGTACAAAGTTGCTATCTGCTATCGTTAAAGCTATCCCACGAGTGGTTATTTCATTAGCACAACAACTGCCTACGATCATCAGCACTATTTCTACAACATTGTTAAATAGTATTGATGTTATTATTAACGCAGCAGTCCAAATGCTCGGCGGTATTATTGACGCCATCCCACAAGTGATAGACGCTTTGTTACAAGCATTGCCAAGAATTATTAACACTACTGTCCGCACACTTGTCAAAGCACTGCCTAAAATCATCAACGGAGCAATTAAAATGTTGATGGGTATTATAAAAGCGATACCTAAAATAATTTCGGCGATTGTTAAAAATTTGCCTAAAATTATTACTTGTATTGTAAACGGTTTAATTAATAGCATTGACGCGATCATTAAAGGCGGTATTCAACTAATGATGGGCTTAATTAAAGCAATCCCAATTTTTATTACAAAGCTAATCCCGCAGATCCCGAAAATTGTTATTACGATTGTAAAAACATTGATTAAAAATTTGCCAACGTTGATTAAAGGCGCAGTACAACTATTTATGGGTATTGTTAAAGCGATCCCCAAAATGCTTGTGGAGCTTGTTAAAAATCTACCTCAAATCATTGTTGCAATCGTCAAAGGTTTAGCATCACTGGGTAAAGAAATGTGGGACATTGGTAAAAATGTTGTGCAAGGTCTTTGGAATGGTATTAAAAATTGCGTTAAATGGATTAAAGATAAAATCTCAGGTTTTGTCGATGGCGTAGTTGATGGAATCAAAGACTTTTTTGGCATACATTCACCTTCAACGGTTATGCGAGACGAAGTCGGTAGATTTGTTGGCGAAGGTATCGGCGTTGGTATTGCAGACAGTACAAAGGGTGTAGTAGCAAACGCAAAAGACCAGATGAGGCAAATAGTTGATGCGTACAGCAGTTTTGATATGCCGACTTTGACACCGGCGATAGCTGGCATTGCAACAAACTCAAACGGTCAGCTAGTAGCTGATAGTAATGTTTTGCAATCAACTGCAAATACGCAAAGCTCAAACGGTATGACATTTACATTAAATGTTGATAATTTTAACAATTACAGCGATAGTGATTTACAATCAATCACAAGAAGGATGTCAGAACTTCTAGCTGCCGACATTGCTCAACAGCAGAAAGCGTGGTGATATAGATGTTTGACTTAAAATTCAAAGACAACTGGTTAAGCGAACTTGGTGGAGTGGTTGAAGAACAGAAAAAGCGTAAGTTTGCGATGCCAAACATTGAACTAGTTGACATTCCGGGACGAAGTAAAAAAGTCGTTAAAGATAATTTGTCATATAATTCGATTGAGCTTGAAGAACAGATAGCTTTTCTTCCTACGCTCTGCAAGTTAAATATTGCAGAGTTGGGAAAAAGGCTATCCGAATGGCTTATCGGCACTGAATATAGTCAACTTTATCTAGACTATATGGAAGGTTATTTTTACAACGCAGTAGTTACAGATATTTCTGATTTGCAAGACGGCAATGCCGGTGTTATGAGAACTACCGCAAAATTCACTTGTGAACCGTTTTTGTACCCTTACGAGGGGCAAAAGGCTATTGATGTTAGTAGTGCTACTCTTATAGCACCAATAACACTTTACAATCCTGAGCAAGAAATATCATATCCCAAAATTTTAATTTCTGTCGAGGGAGAAAATAAGACAATTACATTCTACGTGAACAGACGCACTTTTACGGTCAAAAACATCACCGGTTCTGTCATTATCGACACGGAAAACCGTAATTGTGTTATGAATAACGAAATTCATAACGAGTGTGTAAATGGTGTGTATTTTCCAACATTTTCACCCGGATTGAATTCTATTAGTGTTCAAGCGAGTTCGGGTACTACTGTCAAAGTAGTACCAAACTGGAGGCGATTATAGTGTTACCAATTTTATACAACAATAATTCTACGAAAGAAGAATTGCTTAACACGAATGGTCTAGGTATTTTAACAACATGCACAGAATGCACAGTAACGGAAGAAAGAAATGGAATTTTTGAATGTTCAATTACCGTTGTTATTTCTGATGCCGACCCATTATCAAAAAAAGTTGAGGTTGGTAAATTCGTCAAGTTAAAGGCTAACCCCCAGCAGACCCCACAGATTTTTGAATTATATTCAGAAAATTCAACAATCACAGACAGAAAGAGGACCTTCACCGGCAGACACATTCACTATTTCCTTAACTACAATCTAATTCAAGGTGGATACTATTTAGCTACTGACGGTCATTTTTCGTACGGTGTGCACACCGGCACACCGTACGAAATTTTTGATTTTGTATATAGTCAAAATTTTGCTAGTGGGGCAATATTTAAAGACAAAGAATTTACATTTGCAAGCGATATTACAACAAAATCAGACAAAGTAGATATACACTCTATTCGCACGATTGGAGATTTTCTTGGTGGTGACTCTAAGTCACTGTTACAAATTTTTAAAGGCGAATTCAAATGGAACAACTTTGATATTAGTTTTTTAAAATCAAGAGGAACAGAAAAAAATCTTGTAATCAAATACGGTGTCAATCTTAAATCTTTTCAGCAGGAAAAGAATATCGAAAAAATGTACACACATATCTACCCATATGTAAAAGTTGAGCTTGGGAAAGATATTTCAATAAATGAAACCGTATACGGAATTCTTAACCTTCACCGAAATGGTGGTCCTTATGTGTACACCTTAATCGACGATTTAACTTTCCATCGCAAAGTTCTTGAGCTTGATTTAACCGAAACGCTAAAATCTAAAAAAATGGATATGAACACACCGGGCGCAACGGTCTATCTTAACATTTACAATGCGACAGAAGCGTATGTTAAAGCAAATCAACTGACAGTACCGGAAGTGTCTTTGACAATTACAGCAGAAAACGAACTCGAGGAAATGAAGAATATAGCGTTGTGTGATACCGTATCAGTGTATTTTCCAACTTTGCAATCAACTGCAAAGGCAAAAGTAACTAAAGTAGTATTCGACTCTCTACTAGAGCGATATACAACTATCGAACTTGGAACACCAAAGAAATCTCTTGCAAATTTATTCAAAAAGGAGGAATAAAAATGCAGTTACAACATCAAAAAATCACTCTAGACGTTAATGACACTAGAGCGTTTACGGTACTCAATGCCCATCAGGGCGACAGTAAGACAAGATTTATTGACATCACTCTCACAGAAAATGGAAACACTATCACTTTATCTAGTAACTATGTAGCAACAGTCAAAGCAAGTATTAATAACAAGACTAAAGCGGTCAATACTGCTGTAGTTGATGCAACAAAGAATGTTATCACTATTGAACTAACAAAGACTATGTTAGACACGCCAGGACTGTTAAATTGCGAAGTTATCTTGCAAGAGGGACAGCAATTTGTAACATCAGCGACTTTTACTGTAAAAGTTGCTGAGTCTGTAATCTCTGATGAATCAGCAATCGTAGCAAGTCAAGAATTTGGCGCTTTAAATGAAGCATTAGAAAACACGAAAAAAATTGAAGATAACGCTGAAGTTGTCAAAGACATGCTCGAACATATTAACGAAGTAGGGTCACTTGATAAAATTTCGCAATCTGTTGTTGATATAAAAAAATATCAGCAACAAAATTTTGCGGATAAAACGAATGAAGAAAAAACAGGCTATTTTACATCAACAAATCAAAGCAATCAAGGTAATTTTGACAATGGTACTTATAGTATTACAACATCTTCAGACAATACAGTTAGAGCAAACTGGATTTTTAATAGTGAGATAGTAACAGAAAAAGGTAGTTATTATATAAGTTTTGATTACAAAACAAATAGCGATTTTGATTTAGGCGTTAAAATTGATAACGGTTATAAAGATTTAGGGAAAATTGGAGCAATCACAGATGGTAACAAGCATACTTTTGTTGCCAAAGTCGATGTTACAAGCTCATTGAATTTGTATGAAATCTATGTGCCAAATATAGCTGATGTAAATATGTCAATATTTAATATTATCGTAATGAGCGAATTTGACTTTGTTAAGTCTTATAGTAATATTACAGAGTATTTGCAGACTCACGATCTTGCAGAAGTAACACCTGAACAGTTTGGTGCAGTAGGAAACGGTGTATTTGATGATACAACTGCTTTGCAAAAAGCAATTGATTATTGTATCACAAACGGTAAGCAACTCAAATGTCAAAATGGTAAAACATATTGCATTAGCAGTCCGTTAAATTTATCAAATACTAGCACTTGTTTAATTGATTTTAACTGGGCGACTTTGAAAGCAATTAAAATAATGGACTATATGTTTAAGTTTGATGGTTCGGCAAATGTTAAAAACGATGTAAAAACATTGTTAAAAAACATTATTATTGATTGTAACAACAAAGCTGGTGGTCTTAATCTTATTTATTCATATAAATTTACTTTTGACAATTTTATGATTAAAAACTGTCAAACTGTTGCAATTTGGATACAAAAAGGTGGGGCTTTCGTCTGTCAAAATGGTACAATAATCGGCGATTGTACACCTGACAGTCGAGGAATTTATAATCAAACTAGTGACTGCCATTTCAATGAAATTGTGATTGTGGATATGAAGAAATGTATCTTTAACGGTGGTACTAACTTCTACAACAAGGTGCACGGATGGTTGACAAATAAAGTTGCAAACAGTATCTTTTTTACTCATTTCGCCGGTTTTGGCTCATTAACTCAATGTCAGTGCGATACTTACGAAACAGGTTATTTGCTACGAACTAGCTATGATTTATCACTTGTTGCGTGTACATACTACAACAACTATCATTTGTACGACAGCGAAATAGCTCCGGTTGTATTTAAATTTAATTCGGGTATTCATCCGTATGCTCGTAGAATTTGTTGCACAAATTGTAGTTTTAACTCACCAAATATACAAGCAACTCTTAGCTCAGTTACTGACGCTCAAATTACTTTTAGCGGCTATACACATTTTATTAATATCGACGGTTACAATACCATTAGCCGAATTAGTCCAACTTTACAAGCTAAAGTAACATCAGACTTTGACGGTTCAGTTAATAAGCTAACATACCGTAACGGACTTTGTTATTATGATTTTTCACTTAAATTTACTAGCGCAATTGGAGCAAGTAACTTACTTGAGATTGCTACAATTCAAAGCCCATACTATCCGTTAGAAAGTCAAATATTTCCTTGCCATTTAACAAAAACTTTGGCAGGCTCGGACTGTATAACAGGCAAATTACTAATTGATGCAAATGGTAAAGTGCAAGTTAGAGTGCCAGGAGGCAATGTAGCAGACTATCAATATTTATATGCTCATTGTTATTATGAG